AATTCTGTAATGATATAGAAGAAAATATAGACGATGCAGAAAGAAGAAAACTTGAAAAACAATTAATTAAATTTGAATTTAGATTAGTTGATGATTTCACAGTTAAAAAATTATATAGAGATCATAAAAATAATAAGTATATTGTCATGGAAAGAGAAAAATTTAATCCAATAATAGAGGAACTTGCAGAGATTAAGTGTATTGGATGTAAAGAAGATTATAAGACATGCTCTTTATACCAGGCATTTGATGATATAAGTCTTGGTCGTGTAGAGGAAGAGTCAAATTGTCCATATGCAGTAGACTTGTCAAAATGCAAACTGGATGAAGTGAAGAGAATTGAAAAGGTCAAGAAGAATTTAAAAAGTAACAATCAGTTCAGAAAATAATATACCTATTTAGAAAGTGCTATACGAGGAGTGAGGATATGAATTATATAAGCGGATATAAAATAAAATTTATACTATTTGATAAAAAGAAAAATGAATTGGTAAACTATATGAATTGTTCAATAGCAATAGCAGATGGGACTGTTCAATCATTCGATAAAAAAGGAAATTTAGAAGGAACAGCAGTTAACGCACATTTAATTCCTCTTCAATATGCGAATAAAAAAGACATTCGTAAAAAAGAAATATATAAAGATTTTGTAGTTAAAAGAAAAGCTGGAGTTGATGGTGAAGAAGATATAACTGGAGTTGTTGAAGAAATGGAATGTGCTTGGTGGATTGTAAACCATAAGGAGCAAAGAGCAGTGCATCTATTTAGTGAAACTGCTATAGATGTAATTCTGGGTAATGTTTATCAAAATCCAGAACTGCATGAGGTAGCTGGGTATGAGTAAAAAATTCAATATGATGGATTTGTTAAATGATAAAAGTAAAGAAACTACAGAATTAAACACAAGTGATTATAAGAGTATAAAATTAAATCCTTATGATGTTATTCCGTCACAAAGCAATTTCTATAGCCAGGATAATATTGAAGAATTAGCAGATACGTTTTTGCTCGTAGGACAACAACAACCAACTGTACTTGGTAGAGTAGATGGAGAGTTTAGGATATTAAGTGGTCATAGAAGAAACCTGGCTAATATCTTAAATGTTGAAAGAGGATATAAGAAATATGAAGAAGTAGATTATTTGTATAAGGATATGAGCGGAGCAGTATTTGAATTATCTCTATTGATAGGAAACGCTTTTAGTAGGAAGCTAACTCCGTACGAAGAGACTGAACAGGCTTTAAGATTAAAAGAGGCATTAATAAGGGCGAGAGATGAAGATGGAATAGAAATCAATGGAAAGCTAAGAAATATTATTGCTGAATTAATGAATACAAGCAGTACACAGATAGGGAGAATGGAAAGCATTAATAATAATCTTATCGAAGAGGCTAAAGAGCAATTTAAAGAAGGTAATTTTGGAATGACTGCTGCATATGAAGTAAGCAGATTGGAAGAAGAAAAACAAAAAGAAATAGCAGCAATAGCTTCTGGAGGAATAGAAGTAAAACCAAAAGATATAGCCAAGATAGTTAGAGAAACCATAAAAGAAACGGTGTCCGTTTCGGACACCGAAACTAAAGAAGAAGATAATGAGAATTTAACGATTATTGATAATAACATTGTAAATATAGAAACTGGTCAAATAATAGAACAAAGAGTACCAGGTTATATGGTAAAGAAAGTATTTGACAGAATAAAAGATATGAATATAGATGAAATGGCAGATTTCATATGTAGTAAATGTAATGGTGGAAGTGGTTGTGCTGGAATTTGTGATCTAGCCATTACATGTACAAATGAAAATAAGCATGAAACATGTGTTAAATGGTTAAATACACAAACATAAAGTTAAACTTGCAGGACTAGGCGGCACGTTAGGGATTACAAGCTAATGTTAAAGGACTGCAATAAATTGAAGAGAGCTTTTAAGGTAGCTCTCTTCTGAAATATAAAATAATAGATTTAAAAAGGAAAATAAAATGAATTATGAAGAGAAGTATAAAGAAGAAGTTAACATATTAAATGACATTGATAAAAGATATTCTATAATACAGGAAAATGACATTGTAGAGGCTTTTAAGTTGATGAAAGATAGTTTACAAGCTTATAACAGATGGAGCTATATAAGATGTGAATATAGAAAATTACTTAAACGTGGAGAGAAAACGGAAGAAAAGGACAGGCTAGAGGATATTTGTAGATACTTAAAAGAAGTACACACAAATTCTAGAATGATTTGGAGATTTAGTAAAGAAGATTTAAGGAACAATAAGGAAGACAGTTAGGCGGAGGGAAAGATATTGATTTGTGATGAATGTTTAAATAATGAAAAATGTGATCATGAAAATGCTGATATTTGTAAGGCTATTATGTCATATATAGAGAATGAAGAGGAACAAGAAGAAAGGGTGTAGCAATGAATGGAAATGTTGAAGAAGTAGTAGATCAAATTATTGATTTGCTACATGAGAGTATAGATAAATTAAAGAGCAAAATTTCAGATGTGTGTAAAAGTGAGGTTGAGAGCAATGAGTAGAAAGGGGGAAGTAAGTTATGGCAAAAGAAGTAGACATTTTAGAAATAGAATGTTGTCCTTTCTGTAAAGAAGAAAAAGACTTGGAGCTTCATACAGATGAAGGAATTGTTATTTGTAATAATTGTGGAAGAAATTTTCAGATTGTAGAAGATGTTTTATAAAAAAGGGTGATACAAGTAATGAAATTGTGTGAATTGATAAAAAGAGGAAGAAGAACTATAGATATATCAAAAACTCAATTAGCAGAAAAAGTAGGTTGTACAGCAAGAGCAATTGAGTATTGGGAGAGTGGAGAAAGAAAAATAAGTCTTGAAAATGCGGATAAGGTTTTTAAAGCATTAGATATAACTGTATGTATAGGCAAGCGAAAAAATAAAGTGCTGAAAGTGAGGGATATAGAAATGTTTGATAATAAAGAATTAACAAGAGTTATGAGCATGGTGGTAAATGAAAGCGTGAAGATCCAAAAGGAAATAAATGAGTGTGATTCAGAATTAGAAAGAGAATCTTTGGAGAGAGATTTAATGACAGTAAATGCAATAGGTTCAAAAATATCAAAAGTAATAAATAAGTAGTTTGTAGATATGGCGTAGAAAGGATGCAATAAATATGTATGAGAATAAAGATAAAAAGTGTGAATGCTGGAAGTGTGAATTAAAAGATAAATGCCAATATAAAGACAAGTATCAAAGACTTCCAAGAACATCTTTAGGAGCGTTAGGCTTATGCAAAAAGTTGTAGAAATAATGAAAAGTATTCTTTGGAAATATGATAGTGAATTAGGAATAGCTTATCTTTGTCCTAACTGTAAATTATTTTTGTGTGGTGGTAATAGCCAAACAAAGTGTAAATGTGGACAGAAAGTTAATTGGGATGATGCAGATAACCCGAAGAATGAATACAAAGGCAGAATTAAGTGGAATTAACATAGAAAGGGTGAGGAAAATATGCAAAATACACTAGGAGATTTAAATAATCATTTATTTGCTCAATTGGAAAGATTAAATGATGAAGAGATAAAAGGCGAAGAATTACAGGAAGAGATAGGAAGAGCAAAGGCAGTAAGTGATATCGCTGCAAAGATAATTGCAAATGGTTCATTGTTATTGCAAGCTAAAAAATACAGGCAGATACATTGGGAAGAGAAAATACAAAAATGCCTGGAATGTTAGAAGGTTAGAATATGAAAGGTAGACCTAAAGGGAGTAAAAATAGAGCGTTTCATATATGGAGTGAAGCGGAAAAAGAATATTTAAAAAAGATAACCCCAGGACATCATTACATTGAAATTCAAGAACTTATGAATAAAAAATTCAAGTTGAGTTTTACTATAGATCAGATAAAAGGTGCTATTGGTAGATATAAATTGAGTACAGGAATTACAGGACAATTTAATAGAGGACATACTCCTGCAAATAAAGGAATTAAAGGAGTCATATATGAAGGATGTAAAAAGACCTGGTTTAAAAAAGGAAATGAAGCAATAAATCATAGACCTTTAGGAAGTGAAAGAATAAATGTATATGGATATGTAGAAATTAAAGTTGCTGAACCTCACGAGTGGAAACTAAAACATAGAATCGTTTGGGAGGAACATAATGGATTAATACCTGAAAATCATAATGTGATATTTGGGGATAGGGATAAAAGTAATTTAGACATTAATAATTTAATTTTAGTATCTCAAAAGCAATTATTAACATTAAATAAAAATAACTTGATACAAAATGATGCGGATTTAACTAGAACCGGTTTAATCATCGCAGATATATATAACAAAATAAGTGACAGAAAGTGAGGTGGAGCAATGATAAGTAAAGAGCAGTTTGAAAAGATAGAATCTGAACATGGATGTGGATATTGGGAGTTATGTTGGGAACATGCATGTCCATGTGCTATAACAACAGAAAACAAGGGGTTACAGGAAAAAATATATAATGGTTTCATAGAAGAAAATAAGAGACTTTCAGAGGAATATGATGATATTGAAATACCACATTATGAAACATGTAGACAATGTGGCAACTTATTTGAAGAATTTGAACTAACTTGTGGATTATGCTTTGAATGTTATGAAGAAAATGAAAATTATGAAAGTGAGGCAGAGCTATGAAAAAAGTAAAATTATCAACATTATCAAAAGACACTATTGTTTTAGTAGATGGAAATAGCATTATCGATACTGTATCAGATATTTTAGAGGATTTAGAAAATTATAAAACTAAAAAAATATATACAACAACAGAGTATCATGCAAAATTTGATGCTAGAAGAATTCTAGATGATGCAATAGAAAATCAACAAGAAAATGGAATGTATGAGGATTGGGATGATTCTATACAATCAGATATCACCCAAGAGGATATAAATGATCTACAAATTATATTTGATAGGATATTATCAAGAAGTTCAAATATAGCTTATGAAGCAGATAAGTTAATTGAAATTGATATGTGATCCTACGCAATACTATTTTTGCAAAACATTTTAGTAGAAGAGTAAAGAGCCCCTATGAAAGGGGCTAAAAAATAATGAAGGATTTAAGTAATGAAAACATTATTATTATATGAAGTTATCAATAAAATAATACACAATAGTAAAAAATCAACAGTTTGTAGGAAGGGTGTATTTAATGGATAATAATAAATGTGAAGGTTGCAAGTGTGATACATGTTCAAATCATTGTCAACGTTGTTTTGACTGCTTAAAATCGGAAGAACCGGAATTTGATGCTATAGATTTATATGCATCTGAATGTGATAGTTATGATGCGTAATACTAGTATTGGGTGCAGAAAGGAAGTGAAAGGTTAATGGATATTATTGATGAAAGAGATGAAAGAGATGAAAGATTAGAAAATTATTGTAGAGGAAAAGGAATTAAATTAACAGAAGATCAGAAAGAAAAAATAAAAAATGCAATTGAATCAGTAAGTAATTTTATAAAGAAATTTATTAAGGATTTCATAGAGCCAGTATGGGAAATGTTTAAAAAAATATTTAATACAATAGATTGGGATAGATATAAGAGATATTTAAAATATAAGAAAAGAATTAAAAATAGAAAAATACTTTATGCTAAGTGCAAAGCGAAATATGGTAAGAATTAATATTATATTTTTGTGCGGGAAGGAATGGGAGGAATGAAACTATGTAAATATGCAAAAGTTATTTCATTGAAATCTCCAATTGAATGTAAATATAAAAGTTTTCCTTGGTTATCATGTCCAAAAGATAGCGGAACTGATGGAGCGTGTAATAATAAATGCTATGAATATAGCATCGAGCCAACTATTAAAAAAGGATTTAAAGAAGGTGAAGAGGGATGAACTCTAAAGATGTAATAATAACAAATTTTAATCAAGTTAATATTAGCCGAATGAAAATGCCTTTTATAGTTATATATGAACATCCCAAAGATTATGACAAAAGCTATGTGGCAAGAATATTTGAAATTAACGTTCCAACCAATTTAGTTATTATCAGTGAAGATCTAGAAACATTGAGAGAAAAGATTCCGAAGAACATGGTTAGATTTAATAGAGAAAATGAAGATGATGAAAACATAGTAGAGTCATATTGCTAGGGGGATAAATATGGAATTGTTGAGCGAATTAACAGTAGATGAAATTATAGAAAGAACTATAAAAGAATATGAGAGAAAACAAAAATCAAAAACACAAAGAAGAGCATTTAGAAATACAAAGCTTTTAATGGAAAATTATAATAACTTTAAGAAACATATTGATTATTCAGTATCAGATATAGAAGATATTCAAGGAATAGTAAAAATGGATTTGCAAAAAAATGATTGCGACCAATTATTTATATTAAGTATAAAACAAAGTAAAGCTAAAACTCTAATAATGACATCTCATATAGAAACATCATTAGAGCTTTTAGAAATGGAACAGAAGAGGGAAGGAACAATTGAAAGATATCAAGCATTAGAAATGTATTACATTGAAAAGAAATCATATGAAAAGATAGCAGAGGAATTAAATACAGGAAAGAATACTCCGAGTAGATGGGTAAAGCAAATGCTAGATAGATTAGGAGTATTATTATTTGGAGTAGATGGAATAAAGCTAGAATGATGAAACAATGGTAAAAAGTCGGTGTTTTAATAGTAGATGTAAAGTTTTATAATGATAATATGAAAAAGTTGTAAAACCCCAATACATTTTTTCTAATCTCATAATTCCCATTTAACAGATACTCAAAAGGCGCTTAGTGATTTCTAAGCGCCTTTTGAGTATGAAAGAATAATATGGAGATGATTGAATGTCTAAAGACTTTTATAAATCCACAAGATGGAAAACTAAGAGAATAAATATATTAAAGCGTGACAATTATCTATGCAGAGAATGTATAAGGTATGGAAAGACTACAGGAGCTACAACAGTACATCATGTTATTCCTTTGGAACAAAAACTAGAACTTAAATTAAATAATAATAATTTAATTAGTTTATGTAGTAAGTGCCATGAGAAGATGCATGATAGAACAAACAATGACCTAACATCTACAGGAATTCAATGGGTGGAGAGGATAAAGAAATTAATTTCAAGTATCCCCCCACCTTAAAATATTTTAAGTTAATCGGTTGGAGACCGAGGGGAGGAACTCTTTCCAATAGAGTGATATTCAGAAAAAAGGGGGTGCTAGGATGGCAAAGTCAAAAAAGGCTATGGAAAATGAAGTTAAAAGACAGATGAAAAAATTAGGCACATACAAGGATGAGTACAATAAAATGATAGGAATATTTTCGGGAATGTTATTTCAATATCAAGAATTTGAAAGACAGTTTGAAGAAAATGGATTCGAAATAACAGAAAAGTATACCAATAAAGCTGGTGCAACCAATGACAGAAAAGTTCCTGTATATAGTGCAATGGAAAGTTTGAGAAAAGACATAGCAGCATATTCCGACAGGCTTTGTCTTAATCCTAAATCCTTAGAAACTGTTACTACAGAAAAATCCAATAAATCTAAATTAGCAGCAGTGCTAAGTGAGATGAAATGAATTATAAAAATTATGACATTGTAATGGAATATGCAACATCTATTCTGGAAAGAAGAAAACTAGGCAATAAGGAACAAATACAAGGCTGCCAAAGATTCTTAAAAGATTTAAAAAATACTGATTACGATTTTAATCCCAAAGATGCTGAATTTGTAATTGGAATAATCGAAAAAACTTTTGTTCATCAAAAAGGAGAAAGTATGCAGGGCATACCTTTGAGGGGTGAGCCTTTTTTATTAGAACCATGGCAAAAATATATAGTATATAATTTGCTCGGGTTTAAATATAAAGGTACACGAATGAGAAGATATAAAGAAGCCTTTTGTATGCTACCAAGGAAGCAAGGAAAAACTCCTTTTATGAGTGCATTAGCTTGGGGATTAGGATTATTAGAAAGAAAGTCTGGAGCTGAAATAGTAATTGTAGGAGCAGTATTAAAACAAGCTCTACAAGGATTTAATTTTATAAATTTTAACCTTGAACAGATGGGAGAAAAAGAGAACTTTAGAGTAATTGATAATAACCAAGAGCATTCTATTAGTGGGAACTTAGGTGATGGCTATATGAGAATAGAAACTATTGCTGGTAATAGTGATAGAATGGATAGTTTGAATACTTTGATTCAAATACTTGACGAATTGCATTTATATAAAAGTGCAAGTCAATACAATACAATAAAAGAATCTGGAAAAGCCTATAGAAATTCTCTATGTATAGGTATTACTACTGCTGGAGATAATCCAGTTTCATTTTGTCACAATAGAATGGTTTATGCTCAAAAAATTCTTAACGAAACCGTAAAAGATGAACAATTATTTATTTTCTTGGCGAAAGCAGATGAAGATGAAAATGGTAATATTGATTATACCAATCCTATAGAACATGAGAAAGCTACTCCTAATTATAATATTTCTGTATCTGGTAGAGATCTCCTTAATGATGCACTACAGGCACAAAATGACCCACAACAAAGGAAATCTTTTTTTGCTAAATCTTTAAATATATATACGGCTGCATTAAAGGCATACTTTAATATTGATGAATTTAGGGTATCAGATAGAAAATATAATTGGACTCTACAAGATGTACTAAAGTTACCTATAAATTGGTATGGTGGTGCTGACTTATCTAAAATGCATGATTTAACTGCTAGTGCTTTATATGGAACTTATTACAATGCCTATAGAGATGATAAAGGAGATATGCATGATGTAGACATAATTATTCCTCATGCTTGGTTTCCTATTGTAATGGCAGCTAAGAAAGCTGACGAGGATGGTATACCATTATTCGGCTGGCAAGATGATGGCTGGCTTGATATGTCAAATAGTCCAACAACTAATACAAGTGAAGTTGTTAATTGGTTTATAGGTATGAAGAAAAAAGGATATAAAATTAAACAGGTGGGACATGATAGAAAATTCGCTCGAGAATATTTTATTGGAATGAAAAAAGCTGGTTTTAATATTGTAGATCAACCACAGTATTTCTATAAGAAGAGTGAAGGATTTAGACATATTGAGAAAAAAGCTAAAGATGGTGATCTTTATTATTTCCATGCTGATTGTTTTGAATATTGCGTACAAAATGTAAGAGCAATTGAAAAAACTGATGATATGATTCAATATGAAAAAGTTGATGGTGACGGTGGCACTCAAAGAATTGATATTTTTGATGCTGCTGTTTTTGCGTGTGTAAGAAAATTAGAAGATTTAGAAAAAGGTCAGAAGGTATCTAAATGGCTTAATGGATAGGTGGATAAATATGAATATTGAAGAAAAAAGTAAATTGATAGATAACATAAGTGATTTAATACGTGAATATTGGATTAATACAGGTATGAAAGATGATGGAGTTAGAAAGCTTGCAGATAAAATGCAGGATATGGCTGATAAAATGCAGATAGATGAATTTAATTATCAAGTTGAGAAAGAAGGTATTAAGCTTTTTAGTACTCATTGGATTGATATGTTTGGAGAACTTAGTGAAGAATTTTGGAAGGAATATAGAAAGGATAAGGTGATCTAAATATCTCATTAGAGTCTTACATTAAAGGCTTATTATTTTACCCTTGAAAGGTGGTGAGAATGTGAAAAAGAACAGAAAAAGAAATCCTATAGGCAAGACTAGAGCAGAGCCTACAAGTTCATTAAATTGGTTTTTAACAAGTGATGCAACAGATACTTTGACAGTTCCAGGATATACAAGATTATCTGATAATCCAGAAGTCAAGATAGCTGTCCACAAAATCGCAGACCTAGTTTCTAGTATGACAATTCACTTGATGCAGAATACAGAAAATGGAGATATAAGAGTTAAGAATGCATTATCTAGAAAGATGGACATTAATCCCTATAGCCTTATGACTCGTAAGACTTGGGTGTATAACATAGTTTATACTATGCTCCTCGAGGGAAATGGTAATAGCGTTGTTTATCCAAAGATAGTTGATGGCTATATTGATGAATTAATTCCTTTAAAGGCTAGTGGTGTAAGTTTCGTGGAAACACCTACAGGCTATAACGTACTTTACAATGGACAAACTTATATGCATGATGAAGTATTACATTTTGCAATTAATCCAGACTCTAATTATCCATGGAAAGGTACAGGCTATAAAGTTGTTCTAAAGGATATTATTAATAATCTTAAGCAAGCAAGCAAAACAAAAAACAGTTTTATGTCGGATAAATGGAAACCTTCAATAATTATTTCAGTTGATGCATTCAATGATGAAATGGCAAGCGAAGAGGGCAGAGATGCAATACTTAAAAAGTATATTAATGAAACTGGTGGAGGTAAACCTTGGATAGTTCCTGCTGATTTGATGAAAATCGAAACAGTAAAGCCTTTAAGTCTTACAGATTTAGCAATTAATGATGCAGTACAAATAGATAAAAGGACAGTAGCAGCTATATTTGATATACCTGCTTTTTTTCTTGGAGTTGGTACCTATACGGATGAAGAATATAACAATTTTATTAATACTAGAATTATGTCTATTGCACAGATATTACAACAAGTAATATCTAAAGGTTTGTTGTACAGTCCGGATTATTATTTTAGGTTCAATCCTCGAAGCCTATATGCTTATAATCTAACGGATTTATCTAATGTGGGTGGGAATATGTATATTCGTGGGATTATGACAGGTAATGAGGTTAGGGACTGGATAGGATTATCGCCTTTAGAGGGATTAGATGAAAGAGTAATTCTTGAAAATTATATTCCAGCTGGAATGATAGGTGACCAAAAGAAATTGAATCAAGGGGGTGGTAATAGTGAATAGAGATAAGAAACAAACTAGAAGTTTAAAAACAGAATTAAAGACTAGAGCTGAAAATGATGAAATGGTTATTGAAGGTTATTTTGTAGTTTTTAATACACCTACAGAATTATGGAGAGGTGCGTTTGAAGAAATTGCTCCACAGGCACTTGATAAAACATTAAGTAATGATATTAGAGGATTAATAAACCATGATTCAACGCTTGTGCTGGCTAGAAATAAGGCTAGAACATTAGAACTTAAAACAGATTCTAGAGGTTTATGGGGTAGTATAAAGATTAATCCTAACGATTCTGATGCAGTTAATCTTTATGAAAGAGTAAAGCGTGGAGATGTAGACCAATGTTCCTTTGGGTTTAATGTTGTATCAGAAGAAACTGAATGGAGAGATGATGGAACAGTTAAGTGGACTATCACAGAGGTAGACTTACATGAAGTAAGTGTATGTACTTTCCCACAATATGAAGATACAGGGGTACAAGCTAGAGAAAAAGAAGTTGAACAATATAAAGAAAAACAATTTGAAGTAAGAAAACAAAAATTGAAAGAGAGGTTGAACAATCATGGCAATAAAACAATTAATGATTAGTAAAAAGATTGAACAAAGAAAAGCAATATTAACAGATTTAACTACACAAGCAGAGGGTTTAAATACGAGATCAGCAGAGTTAGAAAAAGCATTAGAAGAAGCAAAATCTGAGGAAGAAATTGCAGTAGTTGAAGAAGAGGTAAATAAATTAGATACTGAACAAACTGAACTTGATGAAAAAAAAGGGAAATTGGAAGGTGAAATTTCAGAGCTAGAAGGTGAATTAGAAAAATTAAATTCTAATGAACCTAAAAATGATCCAGCACCAGTAGTAAGTGAAAGAAATAAAAATTTAAAAGGAGATGAAAGAACAATGGCAAGGGCAAAATTTTTTAAAGGTATGGAAAGAGCAGCAATACAAAACTTAATCGAAAGAGAAGATGTTAAAGAGTTTATAACTAGAACTAGGGAACTCATGGATCAAAAGAGAAGTGTTACTGGTGGAGAATTGGGAATACCTACTATATTTTTAGATATCTTAAGAGATACATTAAATACTTATTCAAAATTAATATCTAGGGTTAATTTAAAAGCTATAAAGGGAAAAGCAAGGCAAAATATTGCTGGAACAATTCCAGAAGGTATTTGGATTGAAGCTTACGGAAAACTTAATGAGTTAAGCATAAGCTTTAATCAAGTTGAGGTTGACGGTTATAAAGTTGGTGGATTTATTGCAGCACCTAACGCATTGTTAGAAGATTCTGACCTTGATTTAGTTAATGAAATTATGTACTCAATTAGCCAAGCCATAGGACTTGCTATTGATAAAGCTATTCTTTATGGCACAGGAACAAAGATGCCTATAGGTATTTTAAAAAGACTTGCTGAAACTGCTAAGCCTGCTTATTGGGGAGATAACGAAAGAACTTGGACTGATTTACACACAAGTAATTTATTATTAATAGATCCAGCAGCTAATACAGATGTATTATTCTACAAAGATTTAATACTTAAATGTGGAAAAGCAAAAGCCAATTATTCTAATGGAGGGAAGTTCTGGTGCATGAGTTCAAATACTAAAGCAACATTAGCAGCTAAAGCTCTTACTATAAATGCAGCTGGTGCAATAGTAACAGGTCAAAGTAACATAATGCCTATAATTGGTGGAGATATAATTGAATTAGATTTTATTCCAGATAACGTTATTGTTGGTGGTTATGGTTCTCTTTACTTACTTGTAGAAAGAGCAGGTGCAACATTAGCACAATCTACAGAGGTACAATTCATAGAAGACAATACAGTTTTTAAAGGTACTGCTAGATATGATGGTAGACCAGTAATAGGGGAAGGTTTTGTTGCTATAAATATTAGTCAAGAAGATTTACAAGTAGCACCAACAGCTACCGCAGTAACATTTGTAGCTGATACAGCTAATGCATAGGAGGTAATTAATAATGAGAGTAAAAGCATTAAGAGTATTTAATGATTTAAAAGGAAATAAACTTCGTGCAATTGGAGAAGAATTTGGAGTTACTAGAGAACGTTATGAAGAGATATTTAATGCTGACAAGGAAAACTTGTTTGTTGAAATAATAGAAGAAAATGATGCTAAGAACTCTAGTGGAGAGCCTAATAATAATAATAATAATAATTCAGATGATTTAGCAGACAAATCAAAATCAGAATATCCAAAACATATTGGTGGTGGAAAATATGAACTTTCAAATGGTGAAAAGTTAAAAGGAAAGGATGCTGCTATCATTGCACAAGGCGAAATTAATAAATCTAATGATAAGGAGTGATTAAAATGGATGTAATAGTAATCCTCCAATTAGTAAAAAGTAAATTAGGTATAAGCACAATGTTAAGAGATACTTACCTTACGGCAATTATAAATGGTGTAGTTAAAGAGTTGGAAGATGAAAAGGGGTTAGTGCTTGATGGTGCTAACTCGTATCATCTTCTTTTTGTTGTAGATTATGCTACGTGGAGATATGAAAGCAAAGATAAAGATGGAGCTATGCCAAGGCACTTACAGTTTAGGTTTCATAATTTAGTTATTCATGTTGGTGCAGGTGGTGGTAATGCATGACATATGATAATGAGTTAACATTAATAGCACAGACTATTGAAGATGATGGAATTGGTAATCAAATACCTGTAGAGGCTGAAACTAATATTTTATGCGGACTTAAATCTATAGGGAGAACAGAGTTTTATAATGCTGCTGCCAACGATTTAAAGCCAGAAATGATATTAGTAGTTCATCCTTATGAATATAGTGGTGAGAGATATATTAAGTTCAGTGAAAATGAAAGTCCTAAACAAAGATATAGTGTTATTAAAACATATAAGGCTAATATGGAAGATTTAGAATTAACTTGTGAGAAGGTGATTGGTAATGGCTAGACAACAAGGTTTTTCAGAACAATTAACACAAGCATTAAGGGATTATACAGATGAAGTTGTCAAAGAGATTGAAGATGGAAAAATAAAAGTTGCTAAAGATACAGTTTCAATGCTTAAAGATATAAGTCCTAAGCATACTGGAGATTATGCAAAAGGTTGGACAAATTCAAATATTAATGGTGTACAAGTAATACATAATAAAACAGATTATCAATTAACACATTTATTGGAGTTTGGGCATGTAAAGGCAGATGGTGGTAGATCTGAATCTAAGCCACACATAAGAATAGCAGAAGAAAAAGCGGTTAATGACTTTATTGATGGTATAGAGAAGGTGATTCGAGGGTGATACAAAATGAATTATATACAATTCTAAAGGCTACTGGCTATCCAGTAGCTTATTCACATTTTAATTCAAGTGATGATACTCCTTTGCCTAAACCACCTTATATAGCCTATTTGAGTTCATATAGTTCTAATCTGAAAGCAGATAATAAAGTCTATAAGAAAATAGACAATTTACAAATAGAACTTTATACATCTAAGAAAGACTTAGAGGCAGAAACGGTGCTAGAGGATTTACTCGATGAAAATGAAATTACCTATGAAAGTACAGAAACATGGATAGAATCAGAAAAATTATTTCAAAAAATATATGAAGTGAGGTTGATAAAATGAGTGAAAATAAAGTAACGTTTGGATTAAAGAATGTGCATTATGCACCTTTCACAGTTACAGCTGGAGTGATAACTTATGAAACACCGATAAAAATTCCGGGTTCAGTAAATTTAAGTTTAGAACCAAGAGGAGATATGACAGAATTTTATGCAGATGACATGTTATATTATTCTGCAAGTAATAACCAAGGCTATGATGGAACATTAGAAATTGCTAATATTATTGAACAATTTGCAATTGACTGTATAGGTGAAGAAAAAGATTCAGAAGATATGGTAATGACAGAAAAAGCAAGTTCAGTAGGAAAACCATATGCACTTATGTTTGAATTTGATGGTGATATAAAGGCAGTAAGACATGTATTGTATAGTTGTACTGCAAGTAGACCTAAAATTGCATCAGGTACAAAAACAAATGCCAAAGAGCCAAATACAAATGAATTAAAATTTGTATCGAGTCCGAGAGAAACAGATTTAGCTGTTAAAACAAAAACTACTGCAACAACTCCACAACCAATATATGATGCATGGTACACAAAAGTTTATGAAAAAGTAGTAGCAATTTAAGGAGGATTAGAGATGGAAAAAACTATTGAAATAGATGGTAAACAAGTAAGTTTTAAAAGCACTGCTGCAACACCATTAAGGTTTAAGGCTCAATTTAATAAGGACTATTTTTCAGAAATTTACAAATTAGAAGGATTGCAAAAGACAATGCAATCTAAAAAATTAACTGATGCTGAGAAACTTGCTAAAGTAGACTTTGAATTGTTTTATAATATAGCTTGGATATTTGCTAAAACAGCAAACAAGTCTATAAAAGAGCCTATAGAGTGGTTAGATGAATTTGATTCTTTTCCTATAGGTGAAATATTACCTCAACTACTAGAGTTGATTACATCTAATATGCAAAGTAAAAAAAAATAGAATATGAAGATACAGGGAACGGAGAAGTTATAACAACTGAACTGTTCCTTGTTTTATGTAAAAAAAGTAAATTGACTAATGAAGATTTAGAAATAATGACTATAGGCATGTGCTTGGACTACATAGAAGAATATGTTGACATGGGTAATCCTAAAAAACAAAGAGCTAGAAATGCATCTCAAAGTGATTTTGATAATTTCTAATTCTTGAAAGGAGGAAATATGGCAGATAGAATTAAAGGTATAACAATAGAAATTGATGGACAAACTACAGGCTTAAAAAAGGCTTTAGGCGATGTTACAAGTCAAAGTATATCTATTCAAAAGGAATTAACAGATGTAAATAGATTGCTTAAATTTGATCCAGGCAATACAGCGGCACTTGCACAAAAGCAAGAGTTATTATCTAAACAAATAGAAGTAACAAGTCAAAAGCTACAGGGTTTAAAAAGTGCGCAAAGCCAAGTTGAACAGCAATTCGCCAGTGGAAAAATTGGAGAAGAACAATATAGATCATTTCAAAGAGAAATTGCATTCACAGAAGCTTCATTAAATAAATTCAAAACAGCTTACCAAGATGCAATGAATCCACCTAAAACAGATATATCTGAACCGGTAGAAAATTTGAATAAAAATCTTGATGAATCTAAAGGCAAATTAAGCGAGTTTGGAAATACAGCCAAGGTTGCAGTAGTTGGTAGTATGGTCGCAGTAGGTGCTGCAATAGTAGGTGCTGGAGTTCTTGCAATTAATCTTGGTGATGATTATCAAAAGGCAAGTAATACTTTGCAAACTCAAACAGGTGCTACAGCAGAAGAAATGGAAACTTTAAACCAAGCTATGACTAATGTATATGGTAATAATTTTGGTGAAAGTATGCAAGATGTTGCAGAAAGTATGTCAACTGTACAAAGTTATTTAAAAGGTACTGGCGAGGATATCCAAGGAGCAACAGAAAATGCTATTGCTTTTAAAGATACATTTGGAGTAGAAGTTCCTGAAAGTATGAGAAGTGTTCAATCACTTATGAAACAATTTGGACTAACAAGCACGGAAGCTTTTAATTTATTAGTACAAGGACAACAACAAGGCTTAAATTTTAGTGATGAATTATATGATAGTATAAATGAATATTCACCTCAATTTACTAAATTTGGACTAGGTGCAGAAGATATGTTTAATATTTTTAGTACTGGCGCTGAAAATGGAGCGTTTAATATTGATAAAATAGGTGATGCAGTTAAGGAATTTAGTATAAGAGCGATAGATGGTTCTAAGACTTCTATTGATGGATTTACGCAATTAGGATTTAGTGCTGATGATATGACTTCAAAATTTGGTCAAGGTGGAGAGGTTGCAAAAGAAGCATTTAATCAAACTATTGAAGCGTTGAAAAATATGGATGATCCAGTTCAACAAAGTATAGTCGGAGTAGAATTATTTGGTACACAATGGGAAGATCTAGGGGCGAGTGTAATAACAAGCTTAGGTTCAACTAAAAGCTCTTTTGATAAAACTAAAGCATCCATGGAAGAAATCAATGCAATTAAATATAATACTCCAATAGAAGCACTTCAAGGACTAGGAAGACAAATAGAAACAAGTGTATTACTACCTATAGCTAAAGATATTATGCCTAGTCTTAATGATATGGTAAGCAAACTGCAAGAAGCTTTTGCAAATTCGAGTGTACAGGCAGGTATACAAAGCTTGTCTGATGGCATTAGTGGAATGGTTAAAGGTTTTGCGAGTTTTATATCCGATGTGTTGCCGAAATTATTAGAGGGTTTGGGTTGGATAATGGAAAATGCAAATACCATAGCGGCAGGAATAATTGGTATAGGTGTGGCTATGGAAGTATTTAAGGTTGTTTCTTTGGTACAAGGATTAGTAACAGCATTTAAATCAGCACAACTGGCAACAGAAGGGTTAACAGTAGCACAATGGCTATACAATACAGCTATTGCTTCAAATCCTATAGGCTTAGTAATAGCAGCAGTCGCTGGTTTGGTTGCTGCAATAGTATATTTATGGAATACAAATGATGGTTTTAGAACTGCAATTATAGGAGCATGGGAAGCTATCGGAACAGCATTTAGTAATGTATGGAATGGAATAGCTACATTTTTCACTGAGACAATACCGGCTGTATTTCAAACTGTAATTGATTTTGTAGCTAATAACTGGCAAGAATTATTATTATTTTTAGTTAATCCTTTTGCTGGAGCTTTTGCACTTTTGTATAACAATTGTGATGACTTTAAAGAATTCATAGTTAGGTTTCAAGAAAGTATAAGTAATGCTATTTCTACTGGATGGACAAATATAGTTACATTCTTTACTGAAAGCGTGCCTGCTTGGTTAGAGTCAATGGGAGCATGGTTTGCAGAATTACCCAATAAAATTGCCTATGGGTTAGGTGCTACATTAGCTGGCATAGTTAGTTGGGGGATAAATACATATAATTATTTAACGACTAATGTGCCAATATGGATTGAAAGTATATCTACATGGTTTTCTGAACTACCAGGAAAGATAGGAACATGGTTAACTAATACTATAACCAATATAACAACATGGGGCAGTAATATGCTAACAGAAGCAACTACAGCTGCAAGCAATACTATTAATGGAATAGTTAATTATTTTACTCAATTACCAACTCAAATAGGTACTTGGTTAACACAGTGCGTAACAGACTTAGGCACTTGGGGAACTAATATGCTTACAGAAGCTGAAAAAGGTATGAAAGACGTGTTTAATGGTATAGTTAATACTTTTACAAATTTACCTTCTAAAATGATGGAGATAGGTACAAACATAGTAGTAGGTATAAAAGAAGGTATTAAAAAAGCATGGGAAGGTATGACAGGTTGGATAGGTGATCTATGTGATAGTTTTACTGATGGAATTAAGGATGCTTTAGATATTCACTCACCTTCTAGAGTAATGATGCAATTAGGAGCCTATACAGGAGAAGGGTTTGGTCTTGGTATTGAATCTACTATAGGCAGTATATCTAAACAAGCAAATGCAATAGCAGATGCAGCAATGCCAAATGTTAATGCTGGCACTTATGATATGGGTGTTAATTCAAATTCTATAGGTGGCAATAATTTATCTGCAGGTGGTAGTTTAGATGCAATACTTTCTAAAATGGACAGCTTAGAAAAAGCATTTAATGTGGTTTTAAAAATGGATAATAGAGAATTAGCTAGAGCAGTGACACAACCAGTAAGTAGTAATTTAGCATTTAATAATGGTAGGAAGGGGTGGGATTAGTGCTTTCATTTATAGTTTATAACAATGAGATTAGTCAAAATTTAGATTTAATAATAGAAAATACTCCACAAATTCCTCCTTCAAATATTGAATACGAAATAGTTCCTATAGATGGTGGTGAAAATCTTACAAAAATTAAAGGATTTAATGATATAGAAATAAGTTTTGACTTTGCATATAAAGCTATTCCAGAAGAATATCTGATGAAGAAAGCTAGAATTGATGGTTGGTTACTAGGGAATATAAATAAAAATTTAGTCTATAGCTTAGATAATTTTAGTCTTTATAAAGTTAAGCGAATATCTATAGGTCAAACTAGTACAGCCAGTAGGATATTAAGAAGATTTACGGTTACTTTTATATGTGAAGGATTGAAATATATGCTTAGCGGATTCGAAAGAGTAACTATTACTACTACAGGTACCATATTAAATAATTTTGGATCATATGAAGCAAAACCAATAATTAAAATATATGGAACTGGAACAATAACAGTGAACATAAATGGGAAGAGTTTTACTGTTAGTAGTGTTGGTAGTTATGTGACTGTAAATTCTGTTTTAAAAGAGTGCTACAAAGATAGTACTAACAGAGGTAAATATATGACTGGAGATTATCCAATATTGCATAGAGGTCAAAATGCTATAAGTTGGACAGGTACAGTAACTAAATTAGAAATAATACCAAACTGGAGGTGCTACTAATGAGTAGTATTAGACTATTTAGAAACACTGAAACAGACTTTACACATAATGAATGGGTATTAAATAAAATTATCTCTTGTAAGCCTATTGAGGGCATTAATGATGATTATACAACAGAATTAGAATATCCATTAGAAGATACTAAAGGTATTTCTAGCAATTTTATTGTAGGTGGTGTAATTTCAAGTCCTACTATTGATAGTAGACCGGATCAGCTATTTAGAATTATAGATAAAGAAACCACCAGCAGTACAATAATAGTACAATGTCAAGCAAAATTGTTAGCTGATTTAAAAGAAAATAGAGTAAGAGCTATGACACTTACTGGATTAACTGTAGCAGAAGCTATAACAGCGGTACTAAATGCAGCATTAGAAAGTCATAATTATACAGTTGGAACTAAGAGTATTTCTACTAATACAAATGTAATTGTTAGTATTAAAGAAGGAAGTTTATTGAGTGCAATTGTAGGTGATGAAAATAGCATTTTAAGTGAATATGGTGGAGAGTTTGTTGTAGATAACAATACCATTGATATAGTTAATTCTAGAGGTTCTGATAATGGTGTGGTTATTGAATATGGAAAGAATTTATCTTCCATTAGTGAGAAAATAAATAATATAGATTTAGCAACAGTTTTAATTCCTAAAAGTGGTGACTACAGATTGCCAGAATATTATATTGAAAGTCATAATATTGGAGTATATGAAAAAAGATATTTTAAAGAAGTAGATTTAAATTTAAATATTTGGGATGGAGAAAATGAGCAAGGCGAGGATCAAATAACATTAGAAGAAGCATATGACCTTATGAGAGCAACATGTAATAAGATGTTTACAGTAGATAAAGTTGACCAAATGACCTTTAACTATACAGTTGATTTTGTACAGTTGAGTCAAACAGAAGAGTATAAGAATTATGCTATTTTAGAAACTGTAAATCTAGGTGATAAAGTGACGATTAAGCATAAAAAATTAAATTTAAACCTAGAGGGTAGAGTTAATAAAATATCCTATAGTGTAGATAGTGAAGGTATTACCACTATAGATACGGTATCTATTGGATTCAATAGAAAAGATATAACAGATATTATTAAGACCACAATAAAGAGCATTAAATTTGCTAAAGATGAAATAATGCTATCCGTTGCTAATACTGCTAAAGGATTGCAATCAAGTATTGACTTAACGGAAACTCAAATAACTGCTGTTGTAAAAAGTAATGATGGTGGAATGACATGGATATTAAAAGAAGATGCTTTTATAGTAGCCTGTAGTGGTGCAAGTAATTCTAATGTAACAATAGATGCAAATGGACTAAATGTTAATAATGGGAAGATAATTGTTAGAAATAGTAATGGAGATATAGTTTTTAAAGTAAGTACTTCTGGGAAATGTACAGCTGATAAAGGATTTATTGTAACTGATGGTGATTCTACTTATAAAATAGATAGCGATGGAATAACCATGACTAATGAAAATGGATATACCAGTAGAATTTATGTTTCACCTGATGGAACAACATTAATTGCTGATGATGATTTTCAAATAAACAATACTTTAAATGTAATAGATACTGCTAGATTCAGAGCGTATTCAAAATTTTACGAAAACGTGGATATTATGGGAGATTTATATGTTAGTGGCACATTAATAGTTAATGGAGATAGCTTGGAAGACATAATTGATGCAAGAATAGCTGCTGCTTCTACTACAGAGTAAGAAAGAGGTGATAAAATGTCAATACATGATTTAACAGCAAGTTTAGATCTTAAGCAAAATTTAAATATCTATGCTACCTGTAAGCAATTTGATAGTTTAAATTTGATCTTAAGTATATATGATAATAGTTTACAAGCAGATTTAAGCAATTACAATGTAAGATTAAAGGCTATGAAATCAGATAAAGTGCCACTCGTTCAAGAACATGCTGGAATTACTATTTCAACTAATCCAAGCAATATGGTTACTATAGAAGCTAATGAACAATTAACAACTACATCTGGAAAAACTTTAATAGAAGTACAGTTTATTAATAAATCTACAGGCAAAAAGAAAGCCACTTTTAATTTAGTTTTAAATGTAGTACCAAGTACACTTGAAGTAAATGCAAGTATAAGCACAGCTACATATACTTTACTGGAAGAACTAGAAAATAAATTAGACCAAGCCACTGATTATTTTAAAAATATAAATGATTTTGTTTCTTTGCATCCGGATATTATAGAAATAGATGATAGAATTAATTCACTTGCCACGCAATCTGCTAAAAATACAAATACTATATTAAGTTTAGCAGGTGGTGGACCTAAAGGAATTTATGCAACCTTGGCATTATTACAGACAGCTTTTCCTACAGGAAATTCTAATACTTATGTAGTAGTTGCCGATGGTTATTGGTATTATTATAATGCTGGATGGGTACCTGGTGGAGTTTATCAAGCAACCGGAGTGAATGATAAAGCTATTGATTATAATAAATTAGCGGACACTTTAGTAAGTGATGTTCCGATATATAAATTTTATCAAAAAGCTGATTATGATGATATTTTAATAGATATAGTTGTTGATATGACAAATGCTATTTCTAGCTCACAGATAGATATAAATAGTCAATGCGTGATGTCTTTTGATTTTTATTCAGAGGACGCTAATAACATCGGTGTTGGTATGAGAATATTTTTAAACAATTCTAGTATGGCGGGTGATGTTCTAGGTGGAGATATAGCTTATGGTACAACATACGCTCCTATTCCGGTTACACCTAAAAAGTTTTCATATTATTCAGCGACTAGAGGAGTATTGCCTTCAACATCTTATAATTATGCACATTTTATGATTGCTGTTAAACAAACGAATAGGGCATTGTATACAACAGGTTACTTTAGAAATATTGGTGTTACTATAAATGGGATTGCATTCCCAATAAAAGCAGTAGGTTTATTCGCCCCAGCATCGTTGTCTTATGTAAGCCTACAAAATTATTTTAATAAAGGTTTTATAACTCATGAGTATTTAGATAATAAATTTGGTAATATAATGTCAAAAGATAATTTAGTTAATCTCAAAAGTATAGACGGTGTATTACTAGATGAACAGTTAGGGAATATTTTCAATCAAAAAGAGGCTATTTTTGGAGAGTATATAGCTGAAGTTGATGGTACTATAAAAATAAACGCATCTAAAGATATATACCGTACAGATTATATTGAAATATTTCCCGATACAAAATACACGTTTTCAAAAACTTGTGACGAGAGCGGAGCATGGTATGATAAGGATAAAATTTTTATTTCAGGGTTACCAAAAAGTTTATCTAAGCCAACTATATTGTCTCCGAAAAACGCTAAGTATTTAATGTGGAATTGTGATGATGGTTTAGCTGGTTCATTAAAATCTATGATTGTGAAAGGTAGCTCTTATCCAAGTGTTTATCTTCCGTATAATAAATATTCCAATGTATATAGTGTTGATAATTTGAGTGTTAAACATTCTCAAATTAAAGATATTAATATTGTAGTTAGAAATTTATTCAATAAAGAAAGAGTTACTTATTCACGCTATATAGTACCATCAGATGGAACTGAATCGTTCGCTTTTGGAACTAATGTTTATTGCACAGATTATATAGAAATTGAATCAAACACAAATTACACGTTCTCTAAAATATGTACATCAAGCGGAGCGTGGTATGACAAAGATAAAGTTTATATTTCTCCTTTGTGTATAGAAGAAATTGGTACAACTAAATATAATGCTTTAATTTGTTCGCCTATGAAAGCTAAATATTTAAGATGGAATTGTGATGATGATATAGAGGGTGCAAAATTAGATATGATAGTCAGAGGGAATGCGCTGCCTGATACATATGTAGCGTATACCGGTGATGAAGATATTTATAATGCTGAATGGTTGGAAGTTTTACCTACTCAAATTAAGGGAGCAACTTTAGTTACAAAAAATCTACTTAATCCAAGCGCTGTTGTTTTTTATGAGTATATTCAAGATACAACAGGGTTGCCTTTAGCATCTAGTTCATCAGCTTTATATCATACAGAATATATAGAGATTGAGCCTAATACAGATTATACGTTCTATAAAATGTGTGACCAAAGTGGTGCGTGGTATGATAAAGATAAGAAATATATATCAGAGTTATCAAGTATATCTCTATCAACGATTACTTTGAAATCACCGTTTAACGCTAGATATTTGATTTGGAATTGTGATAATGGTGCAGCTGGCGCTGCTAATATGAATATTGTAAATGGCAGCACTTATCCAAGCACCTATCTTGAGTATAATGAAAAATCAAAATATAGTTTCGATTGGTTAGATTTAAGTTTTATTAAAGAAGTAATGGCTAGTAGATGGAACGGAAAAACTTGGATGTGCATCGGTGATAGTATAACAGAGCATAATTTCAGAACATCTAAAAATTATCACGATTATATTGCATCTAAGATAGGATGCACGGTAATAAATAAAGGAATTAGTGGAACAGGCTATTACGGAAGAAATGATTTAGCTGGTATAACTGAAATAGCAGATTTGATTACTGTTTTCTTCGGAACTAATGACTGGGCAAATGTAGCTTCAAATAATAAAGCTTTAGGAATGTTCGGAGATACTGGAACTGTGACTATTAGTGGTTGTATAAATACTCTATTAACTAATTTAGTAGCTAAGTACCCAACTAAGATTTTAGCTATTTTTACACCACTTCAAAGAAGTGATAATTACGGAAGTTTAGCTTCAAATAATGGGCAAGGATATACTCTAAAACAATTAAGTGATTTAATTATAAAGTATGGTAATCACTTTGGAATACCGGTGCTAGATTTATACAGTAACGCAAATCTAAATGTTCAAAATTCAGCATCAAACAGTTATTATTTTACAGCACCAGGTTATGTAGACCCAGATGGGCTTCACCCTAATGATGCTGGGCATCAAGTGTTAGCTGATAAAATATTAGCATTTCTAAACACATTGTAATACACAATAGGAATAAGAATGTAGAACAGTAAATAAGATTTAAATTGCAAGAGTAGTTAAGGCTAGTCTTTTTTTATTGCTTATTTTTACAAAAAATCAAGAAAGAAGGTAGAAGAGAGATGGAAAATTATATTAATTCATTAACACATAATTTATTTGCACAAATAGTCGTATGGGCTATATTTTTAGATACATTTTTAGGGGTTTTAAGAGCGATAAAGGAAAGAAAATTTAATAGTGGTGTTGGAATAGATGGGGGGATAAGAAAAGTAGCTATGCTAGGGTGCATTGCTTTCTTAGCAGCATTAGATATGTGTTTTACATTTAATCTATTATTTATGTTACCACTAGAATGGATAAGCTATTTAGGTATAAATAAATTAGGGTTATGTGAATTCTTTTCTATTCTCTTCATTTTATATGAAGCTGTAAGCATATTAAAGAACATGCTTTTATGTGGTTTGCCAGTACCTAAAAAGTTGCGAGATAGAGTAGAGAGTTTTCTAGATATTATGACAGATGAATTGCCTATAGGCTCAAAGGAGGAATAGTTATGTCTAACTGGAAATGGTGTGTACAAGGTCCAGATGGGAAAGTTGTAAAGGGTTGGTATAAAGATAATGGCACTTGGTATTATTTAAATGATGAAGGAATTATGCAAACAGGGTGGATAAGAGATACAAATGAAAAATGGTATTACTTAGAACCTTCCAGTAATGGAAACATGGGTGCTATGTATTGCAATGGGTCTTATACTATAGATGGCAAATCTTATCGTTTTGACAGTTCTGGAGCATGGATTGAAAATAATAAATTAGTATCAGATGCGCTTATTAATTTTATTAAGTCATGGGAGGGCTTTTCAGCTACTCCATATTATGATGAAGTTGGAGTATTAACATTAGGTTATGGAATGACAGGAGAAGAAATACAAGAATTATCAAGTGTTACAGAGGTACAAGCAACAGAAATGTTAAGAAATTGGATTAATAATAAATATGCACCTATTATTAAATCTGATTTAGATTCTAAAGGTATAGTATTAAATCAAAACGAATTTGACGCTCTAGTAAGTTTTGCATATAATTGTGGAACAGATGGTTTAATTAATCAATCTACTCTATATAAAAATGTAGTTGCTGGAGTAAGAAATTCAGCTATAATCACTTCTAATTTTCAAGCATGGAGCAATGGTGGAGGAATGAGAATAGAAGGACTTTACAGAAGGAGAACTAAAGAAGCTACTATGTTTTTAAATGCAGACTATACAGGCAATATTTAAAATTGTATAAATTTGAGAGCAAGAGTATTTTAGGGTATAGGAGTTAATCCTGTACCCTTTAATTTTTTTATAATTTCTTATATATAAAAATTGAAAATCTATCTATAAATATTCCATATAGAATTAAAGCTATTATGTATAAATAATCTAACATAAAATCACATCATTTAGTATTTATATTTGACAAATATACCAATTAATATACAATAAAAGTAATAATAAGTATGAAAGGGTGTAGATTATAATGAAAAAGATAATTTCAATAGTGTTATTAATTTTAATACTGTTATTGCCTGTAGGTGTAAGTGCAAAACAAAATATTGACAATGAAACTCTTACAATTGATGGTGAGAAAGTTACAGTCTCAATTTGGTATGAACGCTGGCATGAAATAAATAACAATAAATATTATACAGTTGGTACTGATCTTAAAACAGGATGGTGGCGAGTAGTAAATAAAGACGATAATGGAAAATGGACTAAAGAACATAAAACAGACTGGTATTACTTTGATAACACAGGAAAAATGTTAACTAATGCAATTATAGATGGATATATCATTAATGCAGATGGTACTGGAATATATGGTATAAATCATAATGATATTAGTAAAGGACAAAAAGGTCAAATGGCAACAACAATAGTTCCAATTAATGCAGGTTGGCAATTAATTAATGGCAAGTGGTATTATTTCAATTCAGACTTAACAATGGCAATAAATACAACTACACAAGATGGATATAAAATTGGTGCTGATGGAGTTTGGATTCAATAAAATAAATATTGGGGGGAGGTATGATCATGGGACTAAATTTTAGGAAATCAATTAAAGTTGGTAAACTTTTAAATGTAAGTGTTGGTAAAACTGGTGTAGGATTATCTGCAGGTGTAAAAGGTGTTAGAGTATCAGTAAATAAAAATGGTGTTGGTGGTTCTGTAGGTGCTAATGGAATTAGATATAGTAAAAGAAAATCATTTAAGAGTATGGGTAAAAATAATACTCCAGCAGCAACAATGGAAAATAGCAATATAGTTCAAGATCCTATAGGCAATAACATTAAAGAAAATTTAGCTAATAGTTATACTAGACATATAACATTATTGTTTTTAGGATTTCCATGTTTATTTATTGGATTTATATTCCCACCACTATTATTTATTGCAATTATACTTTTAATATCAAGTTTAGTTTGTATGGCTAAGAATTGGAAAAGAATAAATCAAGAATATAAAATTAGAAAGAATAGATAAGAACTAGGGGAAAAAATAAAGTATAGATGATTATTACATATATTTCAGTAAGTATGTAGGATAACATAAAATTAAAGCTAGGATTAAATTTCCTAGCTTTAATTTATGTTTACTAATTAGACACTATATACAGAAAGAGGCGTTAAGCATGTTAGAGAACTTTGCGATTGTATAAAAGATGGTTATGAGGCTTATATAATATTTGTAATACAAATGAAAGATGTGATGCATTTTGAACCTAATTCAGAAACACATAAAGAATTTGCAGAAGCATTAAAAGAAGCAAAGAAACAAGGTGTACATATAATTGCAGTTGATTGTAATGTTAATGAGAATAGCATCGATATAGTGGACTATGTTAAGGTTATGGTGTAAGTAGATTTTAAATGTTTGTATCTATATCGAAATTTAACTTTTTATATACTTTAATAAAATTAATCAAAATTTATTGAAACAAATATACAAAAATAGTTGGTATAATGATATAATCTTAAATAGGTTGTCATTTTTAAAAATTAAAATATTTTAACCTGCAAAATTCATTGGAGGTAATCAATGTATAATAATGAGGGTATTTTAATAAAAGGGAATAAAGACGGAATAAATACAACTATTCACATGAATAAATTTGCTTGTTTTGAAGATATGCTTTTGTTGTTAATAAAAAAACTTTCTAAGGGTAAGCATTTTTATAAAGGAACAACACTAATTTTAAGAATGGATTTAAAATCAATTAATAAAAAACAAGTTGAAATTCTTAAAGAAACTTTATTAACTAAGATAGAATTAAAAGATATTGTGCTAGAGGATATAGAAAAGGAAATAGAACTTATAAATGAAAAAGTAATTGAAAAAGAGACTAAAGTATTTTCTGGTGTTAATGAAGGAAAAACTAAATTTATACGAAAAACAGTTAGAAGTGGAGAATGTATTGATTACCCAGGTAACATAGTTATAATTGGTGATATAAATAGTGGTGCAGAAGTTTATGCATTTGGAAATGTAATTGTTTTAGGTCGTATAAAAGGTAAAGTAAGTGCAGGAACTAACGGAAATTCAAAAGCAGTAATTGCTGCTTTTTTATTGCAACCTGAAATGCTTAAAATTGGAAATATAATAGC